CTGTAACAGATTACTTGTGTTTAGTGTTTGTAATTAACATGACTATAGCATATAATTCTCACTATACAAACATCTAAAGAAAGATAGTGAAATAATGGTAGATACTACCAATAATGTTATCTGTATAGCAGAGGGCTGTAGGAAGAAACTTAAGGGCAAACAACGTAAATTCTGTTCTCCTACATGCCAAAAACGTCAATTTGCAAGAGATAAGTACTATAACAAGAAAGTTGACACAAAACCTATTAATATAGAACGTAAGTCTGACGAGGGCGACTACGCTTCTGTTAGACGAGGACAGTATTACCGAGCTTTCGTAAGCGAAGGAATAGCTGAACAAGTGGCCACTGGCGATATGGCAGTAGCTGACGCAGCTTCACTCCTTGGTTGCACTTCGGCTACTGTCAGTCGCATGTTAGCAGCATACAAAATAGACACTAGAAACGAAGTAGCTGCAGAAGAATGGGAACTATCCAAAGAAGCGAAAGCTGCATTAGAAAATTTTTCCAACTTCCGACAAAGATACTTTAGAACAGAACTAGGAGAAATATACGACACCGCAGATTTTCATACTAACTGGATAAATAACATTATAGATAGTATTGATAACGGTAAAGAATTACTGATACTGTCACCCCCACGACATGGAAAGACTGAATTATTAATACACTTTGCTGTATATCAAATATGCAAAAACCCTAACACTAGAATTATGTGGGTAGGTGGTAACGAAGACATTGCTAAGAACGCATTATCTGCTGTACTTGATGTATTAGATACTAATGAAGAATTACAAGAAGACTTTTGTTTACCAGGTACATCTTTTAAGCCAGACAATAGGTCAGGAAAGAACTGGTCACAAAATCAATTTACTGTAGGTACTAGAACTGTTGCAGGTATTAAATCACCTACTATGGTTGCTGTAGGTAAAGGTGGTAAAATTCTATCACGTGACTGTGACATAATTATTGCAGACGACATTGAAGACCACCAAACTACACAACAACCTGGTGCAAGAGAAAGTACAAGACAATGGTGGACTACAACATTATCAAGTCGTAAAGAGGAACACACTGCTGTTATTGTTATAGGTTCTAGACAACACCCTGATGATTTATATAATCACTTACTTGACTCAGATAATTTTACAAGCATAGTAGAAACAGCACACGCTATTGAATGTGATAGACCAGAACATTTAGAAGATGAACATGTAGATTGTATGTTATGGCCTAAAAAAAGAAGTTTTAAATGGTTACAATCTAGGTTAAATTCTGCAGAGTCAACAGGTGGTAGACAAACTTTTGAAATGGTTTATTACAATCAAGCATATGTAGAAGGTACGCAAATATTTACTATGAACATAATTGACCAATGTATGCGTAGCGATTTAGTATTAGGACAGGTATACAAAAATCTTTACCTTGTTGCTGGCCTAGACCCTGCATCAAGTGGTTACCAAGCAAGTGTATTGTGGGGAATAGACCAGTACAGGGGAGAGTTATATCTAGTAGATTTAGAAAATAGACGTGGAGGTGGAATTAGGGCTGCGTTAGACCAAATGGCTGATTGGTTACATACCTATGATTGTAGACATTGGATAGTAGAAGAAAATGGTTTTCAATCTGCTATTAGACAAGATGCAGGTATAAAAGAATTTACATTACGTACAGGTATAACAGTACAAGGTCACATGACAGGTAAAAACAAACATGACCCACTATATGGTGTAGGTGCTATGGCTGATTTGTTTGAGGATAGAAGAATACATTTACCTACTGGTGATGGAGAATCTAATGCTAAAGTACAGAAATACAGACAACAACTGTTATACTTTGATGGAAAACCTGTTTCTAAAAGAAACAAAGAGAAGACCGATATAGTTATGGCTAGTTGGTTTCCAATGAAAGTTTTTAGGCGTATGCAAAAAGAGCATGCTGCTGACATAGGGTTAGACTATAACCCAAGTTATGGAGATTACAAGATTACAGAAATGAATGAGGCACCGTGGGGATAGAAAACCTAGACATTAAAAATTATCAAGAGATAGTTAGAAATGCAGCTGAACTTACATCAGGTAAGTTAGTTCAAGAAAGACAAGTACAAAAAGCTAGAATTAAAGCAATTCTTAATGGTGGTGCTGATGGTATAAAAGCATTACTAGGTAATACAATGGAAACAAGTGATGCTGATTTATTACCAGCTCCTAACATGTTGCAGTCTGGTATTGACCGACTTGCACAAAAAGTATCTGGAATACCTCAAGTTAGAGTAGATGTACCTAACGATAATGATTCAAGTAGAAGTAAACAACGTGCAGAAAAATTAGAACGTATTGTTACTAGCTATGATGAAAAACAAAACTTACTAGGTCAATTACAACAAGCAGCTAGATGGCTACCTGGTTATGGTTTTTGTGCATGGGTAGTTACTACTAAACAAGATAAAAATGGTCATTACTATCCTAGTGCTGAACTACGTGACCCTTATGATACATTCCCAGGTAACTTTGGTCCTGACCAACAACCTAGAGAAATGGCAGTACTAAGACGTGTACCAAGATATAAACTAGCTCAAATCTATCCTGAGTTTGCAAAAGAGATTTTAAAACAAGATGATGATGAAGAATCAACACCAGATACTGCAACTCCATTTATGTCTTATGAAAATAACAGAGAACAAGGTTGGGAAGACAATACCTACTCTGGTGTAAGAATTATTGAATACTACGACATGGGTGGTACTTATGTAGTGTTTCCAGAAAAGAATATGATTCTTGACTTTATACCTAACGTATTATCTACACCACCTTTTGTATTTATGAAGAAAGTTTCTTTTGACCAACTTAAAGGTCAATACGACCATGTTATAGGACTAATGGCTATGATGGCAAAAATTAATATAATGTCTGCGATTGCAATGGAAGATTCTGTGTTTACAGAAACTAACATATCTGGAGAAATAGAATCAGGACAATATAGAAAAGGCAGATTTGCTGTTAACTATCTAGCTCCAGGTACACAAGTTTCTAAACCAATGAATAATATTCCATATCAATTGTTCCAACAAATAGATAGATTGGAAAGACAGTTGCGTATGGTAGGTGGTTATCCTGTAACTGACGATAGTCAATCACCAAACAGTTTTGTTACTGGTGCTGGATTATCAGAATTGAATAGCACAATGTCATTAATGATATCTGAATACAGAGATATTATAAAAACAGGCATGGTAGCTATGGATGAGAAACGTTTAGAAATGGACGTTGTATTATCTTATTCAACAGGAGTAACTAAGAAACCTATTGTAGGTTATTATAACGGTTCTGCTTTTAGTGAAAACTATCAACCACTTAATGACATAGGTGGCGACTTTAGAACAAGACGTATCTATGGTGTTATGGCTGGTTTTGATGAACCACAAAAAATTGTGACTGGGTTGCAATTGTTACAAGCAGGTGTTATAGACGTAGAAACATTACAAGACAATATTGATGGTTTAGAAAATATAGCAAAAGTACAAGAACGCATTAGAAAAAATAAAGCAGAAGGTGTTTTATTCGATAGTATTTTAGCTAGGTCTGCACAAGGTGACCCTGCAGCTACAATGGCTGCTATAGCTATTTACGAGTATCCAGGAGCTGTAACAGAAATTATGAAACAGTTCTATACTCCACAAGAGCCACAGATGTCACCAGAAGAAGAAGCTATGATACAACAACAAATGATGCAACAACAGTTAGGTGGTAACAATGTTCCAACAATGGCACAAGCATTCGGATTATAATATGCAAGATTATTTTGATTCAGAGTTTTGGGATTTGATGTACAACGAATATGGTGTAACAGATGAGATAGATATTCTATCTGAAGAAGTAACTGAGATTATTACTCCTATGCCAGGCATAATAGTTTTAATTACTAGGGAGTTTTATGGCAAAGAATCGTAGAGGTGGGTATAGACAACCAAAAAAACCTGCAGCTGTAGCTACACCGCAAGGAGGACAAAGAACTGATGGTGGCCCAGGAAGTAGTAAACAACCTCTTAGAAGGCTACCTGACGCTGATTATGGTGCAAATAAAGCATTTGTAGAACAACAACAGGCTGCTCCGTTACCAAAACAAAATCCAATGCCTGTAGCACCCAATGTGTTTGCACCAACAGAAAGACCAGGTGAACCTGTTACACAAGGACAACCTATAGGAGCTGGTGCTGGACCTACTGTTATAGCTGATAATACTGATGCTATACTGCAAGCTTTGTATCAAATTAATCCAACACCTACATTATTGGAGATTATTAACAATAGGAATATATAGTGGCATTTATACTCAATGATAGAAATGAGTATTATGACATACTTAATTCACGTAGACAACTAGAACAACAAGCAAGTCAATATAATGCTTTATTACAAACGAATCCAGAACAAGTATTAGAAAATCTAGAAAAGTATCCTACTGAATTAGATACAGGTACTGCATTAGGTATGAGTATTTTAGGAATACCACCTGAATATCAAGCTGTTAAAGAAATAGCACAGTCTAGTAGAACTAATAAACTTTATAACGAAGCTAAGTTATGGCAAGAATTACAACAAAGATATCAATATGACCATGTAGAAAACAATATGAAGATGACATGGGGTGACTTATGGACAGGTGGATTAATGCCAGGAGGAGCTAAACCAGGAGATGTTCAATATGGTGTATGGGCATTTGCTGCTTTAGATGCTTTTTTTCAAACAGTTGGTCCATCAGGTAAATGGTCTGTTATAGGTTCTGCTGTAAATGCATTATCACCTGGACAACCTATGAAAGTAGGTAGGTCACAAGCATATCTAAGAGATTTAAAGTCTTACGACAATTTGCTTAAAAAAGGTTATACACCACAAAAAGCACAAGATATGTTGCAAATAGACCTTAGTGGTACTCAAGTATCTGGATTAGGACAAGAACTTGGAACAATAGATGAACTTAGACAACAAATTGATATGATACAAGAAGCACATAAGATGGGTGGAGAACCTGTACTTGCTGCTATGTTTAGAGCTGTATCAGAAGGTAAACCATTAAACTTTGATAGAAGTACAAAGATTACTTTAGAATCTGTAAAAGCAGAAAAAACACCTTATTATGTTGCATTAACTACAGATTATGGAATGTCACCTGACCAAGCTAGAGATTTTATTTATAGCAATATAGGAGCTCCATTAAAGAATTTTGATGAAAATGGCGAAATACATTACACTTCTGCATTTAATCCTAATAAAATTAATTTTTTTGCAGGTAGAGCACAACAAAGATTCTTTTGGGCAGGACAATCAGAACAAGATTACTTTAGACCTGAGTGGGCAGATAGAGATATATTGCTTGAATACTCACCAGGTAGAGTAACTGCAGCTGAAGTCTTTGCACCTGGCTCTAAAGCTTTTAATGTTATGTCAGGTTTAACTGATGCTGCATATCAAATTGCACCAGAATTACTAGCTGGTAAAGGTATCAAAGGAGTTAAAAACGTTAGTAAAGGATTACGTAGAGTTAATCCTGCTATGGAACTATTAGATGAAGGTGCATTAGTAAAAGGTACTAAGTTTAGTAAAAAACGTGTACGAGTAAGTAGCAAAAACTTAGCAGATAATATTTTAGAAGAAGTAGGACCAGAGATTGATGGAGCTACTGGTACAGGTAATTTAAGTAAATTAGTTAATAATGCAGGTCAACTAATAACAAATCAAACAATTGGTAAAGATATAAGCACTACTAAAAAAGCTCTTAGAAAAATTAAAAAAGAACATACATTATTTGGTAGAGTACCTAAATTTTTTCAGACTACAAAAGATGAGATATTAAACAACAATACTAATATTGAGTTTTTTAAAGCATTAGCAGAAGAAGATAACCTGTATTTAATTAGTAATAATCCAATTACTAGACATTTACCTGCACAAGTTCAGTCAGATATCGTAGCAGAAACTGATTGGAGAAAAGTACAAGGTATGTTTGATGACATGATTTCATCATCAGGTTATGCAATACGTAATGATGTAGGACAAATGGTACCTTATACATTACCTGGACGTATGTTACCTAAGACTGGTTCACTTGCAGTAAATAAATTCTTACAATCTACTGGTTTAAATGCTAATGCTAACTACAGAACATTTGGTAGTTGGGCTGGTGAAAAAACAAGAAAACTACGTGAAGGAGTATTTCCTATAAGAAAATCTAGAAAAGAACCATCTAAATTAGTTGAGGTAGGTAATGAAGCTGTTATTGATACTATGGATGCAGTATCTGATAAAGCATCAGCTTTAGCTAAGTTAGAAAACGTTACACCATCATATGCATTAGAAAAGTTAGATTTAGCAGGTGCACCTAAGTTTGAAAGATATTTAGGTTTTAGTTCTAACTTTAACTCTACATACAATCCTTATTACAGAAAGTTATTAGGAGTTGTTCCTGACATGGGAATACCTCTTAATAATTTAAATGTTGGGTATAAACAATTGTCATCTCATTTGCAAATTAATGGTTATGACGCAGATACTGCTAATAAAATTATGAAAGATTTTATGGCAATTAATCCATTAGATAAACCTGCATATAGAGATTTTGCTTTTCAACAAGCTTCTAGAGATTTAAAGATGGTAAGAGCTAGAGGTGGTAATCATGAGTATATAGCAGACCATGCAGCAAAAATGTTTGAAGGTCTTAATAAAATGAAAATATATGCAACTGATGCAGACAAAAACATACTTCCTAACATTGGTTCTAACTATAGAGGATTCGAAATAAATGAATTAGGTTACGCAACAGATGAACTAGGTAATGCTGTAACTACTATGAGTGGTTCTATGTTTAGTGAAATGCAAGACAATATTGCACCATTGTTAGATTACAGATTGTTAGAACGTGCATTAGGACCTTTATTTAAAGCATATCCAGATAATCAGTTTAAAGCTACAAGTATTCTTTCTGATAGTAAAAATTATCTTAAATATAAAACACAACATTTGTCATGGAACAAAGCAGATGATGCTATTCCTAATCCATTTGATGATGGAATATTAAATGTAAAAAGATTAGAAAATAACTTTGTAAGCAATGTTATGTCTTTTTATACAAGAAATTTATTTAAACCTTTTGTATTAATGAGAGCTGCTTTCTTTACTCGTGTATTTATGGAAGAACAAGCACGTATAGCAGTTAAAGGATTATCTAGTATTTACAACAGACCATACGAATACTTTCAATGGTTAGCTGCACATAATCCTAATTCACGTGTAGGTAAAATATTAGAATCTTTACCTTTTAGTAAATATAAAGGAGCACAATACAATCCAGATGCTGTTGATTTTTTAATGCAAGAAGAAGTAATGGAAGCTATGCAAAAAACTATGCGATATGAAGATATGGCAGGTGGTGCAAATAAACCTAAAAATAATAAATACGTAGAATACTTAGGTAGAAAAACATCAGAATTAACTGAACCACAAATAGTTGAATCTGTATATCACGAACTTAGATTATTAAGAGGCGACCCATTAGCAGCAGCAGTAGCTAGACATGGGTATGGTTCAGACGAATTAGCAAAATGGATTGCTAGTCCTGCAGGTAGAGAAGCAAGATTACAATTTATAAGATACAAAGGTAAAAAGGCTGCAAACTTTATAGATGATAAGCATAGAGATTTAGACCAACATTTACAATATTTAGAATCTAGAATAAGAATTATATCAGGTGGTACATTTGATATTGCTAAAGATGCAGTTAAAAATAAAAAAGGTGCATTTACATATGCATTACGTAAAGGTGGTAATGGTGGTAACTCTGCTATAAGAACAATGGTAGCTGAAGGTAAACTTACAAAGTTTGGTACAACAGGTAGTAATAAAAAAGACATTGTAGAATTTTTTAGTACAGAAGATGTATTTCTTAAAAAGTTTAAAAAATCAAAAATTACTGATGAATTAGCTAAATACTATAACAAAACAGATGGTATTGACCCAGGTACTCTTACACAAATTGTAGATAAAGCTGAAGACATGACACCACAAAACTTTTTAGGACAAGTAGAAGATATGATGGATAATGCTTATCAAGCAATATTTGATAGATTAATGACAAAACCTATTGGTTATTTAAACCGTTCAACTACATTTAAACAATTTAGATGGATGTATATCCAAGATAGATTTAAAGATTTTGATAAAGGATTAAGAAGTAAATTTATAAAAGAAGCTAAAGAAGCTGGTGTACCTCAAGATATTATAGACGAAATGGTTGGACTTAATAAATTATATAAACCAGGAAAAGTATCAAATTATGAAGTAATGAATACAGAATCTAAAGCTTATGCATTAGCTGGTGTTAAAGAATTATTATACGATACAAAACAAAGACATACACTATCTGACAAGCTTGTGAATATATTTCCATTTATTGAAGTATGGTTTGAGGTATTTCAAACATGGGGACAGTTATTTGGAGAAAACCCTTATGTATTAAGAAAAGCTCATTTAGGTGTACGTGGTGGTGGAGCAGCAGATGCTTTAGGTGCTAGCTCAGAAGATGGATTTATATCACCTGACCCTATGGACCCAACTAGAGATGTCTTTGTATATCCATTTGGTGGTTTTATGTCTAATTTAATATTTGATGATGAGTTAACAGATGGAGAACAAAATGTACAAATATCACCTAGAGGACAATTACAAGGGGTTAACTTACTAGCACAAGGATTTGTACCTGGTCCTAACTCATTAGTTGCATTTGGTATAGACAAAGTATTACCAAAAATAGAAACAGCTACAACAAAACTAGGTGCTAAATATGGTTGGGCTAATGAATTTGAAAAGTTTTTGTTTGGTGATTTTCCACCACCAGAAGAATTATCTGATGTATTTGCTGTATCTCCTGTTTATAAAAAAGGTAGAGCAATGTTATTAGACCCAGAAGACTTTGAATATATTACAGAAAATAGTAGCGAAGTAGAAAAAATGCGTGCTAAAAAAACTATTGATGTATTTAGATGGGGTGTATCTGCAGGAGAACCTAAAAGATTATATGAAGCTGGTAAATTAGATAAGTATTTAGATATAGTTGCACCTAATACAACTAAAGCTAACTTAAATCAAGGACAAATAGAACTTGCTTATTTAGAGTTTGCTAAAGAAAAATCAGGTACTTTGTTCGCATTTGAGTTTATGGTGCAGTTCTTTGGTCCTACTGGATTTAAACCAGAGTTTTTTGTAGAAGATAAACAAGGACATTTGTGGGGACAAGCTGCTTTGTATGAAGAATATATAAGAATTAGAGAAAAAAATAATGGTAATGATATAGCTACATACAATGAATATCTAGAACTATATGGATTAGAACATCCATACATGATGAGCCCTAGGTCACAATCAGAAGTAGGTAAACAACCTTCAAGTGTTAGAGTACAAACTTTTCAAAAAGAAAATCCAGAAATATTTGATAGTTTAAAAATTAGTGGTTATTACTTAAATATAGATAATCCTTATGAAGAAAAAAAATATGATGATATTGTTGTAGAAAAAACACTGCTAAGTCCTGACCAATATCGTAGAGCTGTCAATGATACATTAGGTTTCTTTAGATATAAAACTTTTACAAAAAAAATAGATGCTATGGAAACATTAACTGCACAACAAAAAACTATATTTAAACGTAGTTATAGAAACGAATTAAAACTTGCATTACCTGGTTTTCAATCAGAGGAATATGGTCAAATGAACCCACCTTCTACTGAAGATATATTTAATGAAATGAAACAACAATGGTTAGTTAATCCAGCAATATTAGAGCTTGACTCTGGTAAAGGTTTTGCTGCTATAATGCAATATTGGAACTATGCAGAAGGTTTGTCTACTGAGTATTCAACAACAAATAACCCTGATTGGTGGTTACAATCAGAAGACCCTAGAGCTAAAGCTTTAAGGATTTATGTTGCTAATGCAGCTAATGGAATAATTGAAGAATACCCTGAGTTCTGGGGTGTATGGACAGGAGTTCTGTTAAAGTTATATAGAGATGACCAGGAAGTATTAGACTACTTCCCAGAAGGATAAAATGAATTTAGCATTATTTAAAAGACTTTGGACATCATTACAAATGGATAAAGCTGTTGGTGAAGATGCTCCTATATCTTTTTTAGAGTTTTTAGAAGTAGCTTTAAGAGATATGCCTGAACCACCATCATTAGGTGTATCTGACGAAGAAGCACAAGAAATAGTAGATTGGTGGAATAGTAAACCATTTACACAAAAAGCAGTTGCTTCAGAGGTTGTTGCTACTGTAGAAGAAAGAGTAGAAGCAGCTAAACCTATATCTCAACCAAGTAGACAAGAGTTTCAATCACAAGTACCTGCAGCTGTATCTGGTAGAGATGCACAAACAAAAGATTTAGAAACATATGGTATTGACCAAAGCATATATAACGAGTTAAATACAATATTTGGTTTTGCTCCTACAGAAGAAGATATATTTAATTGGGTTGCAAGTCAACCTGAAGAGGAACAGTTAGAAGCTCAAATACAAGCACAAGCATACTTTAACTTAATGACAGGTGAAACAATACTTAGACCTGCATATAATGATGATGGAACACCAGTATTAATAAATGGTGTACAACCATTAATGCCTTTTCCTGGTCACTTTAAAGGTACAAAAGTAAGTGACATACTTGATAACTATGCTACAACTGACGAAATATTACAGTTTCAAAACTTTTTAACTAACAATAATTTAGTACCAGATAATTATTTTGCTGAAAGTCAAGGCGAAATGTCTGAAAAATTACGTGCATCAATTATGTATGTAATGAACTGGGCAGATAAAAATATACATGCTGAAGTAGGAACTGAACTATATAAAGCTATATCAGAAGAAGACCCTGTATATTTTAGCGAATCACAAAATCTTTATGGTGAATGGGATATACATAGAAATATATTTAATTATGCGTTAAAAGAACTTGCTAAGAAACAAGATACTTTAGATGAAGTACAAGAAGCAGAGATAGCTAGAGAGTTAGCTAAAGAATTTATACCACCTAGTAAATCTGCATTAGAAGATATGGTTGATGCATATTTTGAAAATAAACTAGGTAGAAGTGCAACTGAAGAAGAATTAGATGAATGGTCAACTAACTTTGCTGATAGTTATTCTATAGCTTTTGCACAAGCTAGGAGTAAAGCACAACAATTACAAGATGCAAACTTTATGCAATCACAACCAGAATATTTAGAATTAGATTCAGATAGACAGGCATTAGCTGACCAATATGGTGCAGAAAAAGTAATAGATTTATCTATGTTTAGTACTGATTCTCCACAAGAAATAATGGCCCAACAGGTAGAAGATGAATTTGGTAAGCAAATAGATGCCGTAGAACAGGGTAGAAAGGTTAGACAAATGCAAAATGATATGGTTGCATATATGTTTGGAGGATAATGGAAGAAAATAATGTAGAGTACGCAGGTAATCCTAATTGGGCAGGTGATGATTGATGGAAGAAGAAGCAGTACATCCTTTAGACCAATTAATAGCAGCTGCACGTAAAGCTGACGCAGATAAATCTGAACCAGTATTTACTGTAGATGAAAAAGGAAAGATGTCAGATTATCGTGGTAAACAAGAATCAACAGCTACAACACGTAAAAAAAATACTGATGTTGTTTTTAAACAAACTTCTACTATGCCTGGTAAAGGATATAGAAAAATAGATGGTGAACAATTATTAAGATTTCTTAGCCAAGATGCAGTAATTGCTGGTGAATCTCCTGATGTTAATACATTTTATCCTAGAGTTGCTAATGAAAAAGGTAACTTTGTTAAATCAAAAGTACCTTTAGAAATAGACTCAAATGCTTTGTATTGGTGGAAAGATGATAAAAGAATGGTACACAGTATGGTAGATACTGACTTACAAGCTACTTTGTTTGAAGCACAACGTTCTGATTTACAAGGGACTGGTAAAAATGTAAGTGCTACTGGTGCTGTAAGAGGTGATGAAGGTATATTAATAGATACTGCTGCACAAAAATATAATGTAAATCCTAAAGTATTAGGAAGTGTTGTTGCAAGAGGTGGAGCTGCTTGGATGGACCCTATTTCTGAAGTAATAGAAGTTGCTGCTAAACAAATAGGTTTAGGAGATGCAATAGGTAAATTATTTAGAGGTGAAATGTTAGGATTAGTAGCTGCAGGTATAGCTGGATTAGCAGCAGGTTCAGGTGATTATATAGGTAAAAAGATGGGCCCTGCTGTACAAAATTTAATGTTGTCAGGTTATGCAGATAAAATACCAGACCCTGAGCCAGAACTAATAGATTCTATCATTTCAGGTTTTGAAGTATTTGGTGCAGGCACTCAGTTATTACCATCATCTTTAGCAGATACTGGTGTAGAAAAATTAACAGGTAAAACTGGAACTGAACATTTAAGCAATGCATTTAAAAATTTAGTAGGAGCATTTACAGATGGATGAGTTAACAGTAGATACAGTAGAAGATGTTAAAACTGGTTTTAATTATGATAATTTTGCTGGTGATTATGAAGGTCAAGAAATAATTTATGTAACTGGAGAAGGTTATAAGTTAGCTATGGATATGGGTAACTACACCTACATATTAGATTTACCAGATACATTTTTACTAGGAGATATATCTAACTCACCTAAAAGAGATAAAGGTAAACATGGTGATGATGTAGAAGCTAAAGCAAGAGCTGATGCAGGTATAAGGCCTGACATATCACAAGAAGATTTTAATAAAGGTTTCTTAGATAGTGATGTATTAGTTAGTGTTCCTGTTGGTGCATTAGATTTACCTGAAGGTGCAGATGCTTTAGAAATAGCACAAAACTTTGCAGAATCTGTTAAAAGAAATAGAAAAAGAATTACTTCTAGGTTGTTATCTAATGATGAGTATGTGTCATTATTAACTGCAGAATTAATTGGTACTGGTGGAGATATGAAAGCTGCTATATCTAATGTAGAAGAAACGGATGCATATGGTAATATATTAAGTTCTTTAGGTGTAACACAGAATCAAATTACATCTGAAAGAATGGAATATACTGACCCAGTACAATATCAAAAGAATTACAACAGTTATTATAATTTATTTACAAAGACAGCTGCTAAATCTTATGGCAGTGAACTACCTGAATCTGTTATAGATTATTTAGCAACACAAACAAATAAAGGATATTTTTCACAAGCAGAAGCATTAGAACAAATGAATGGAATATTTGACCCATCTGCAAATATTGTGTTAGATAATGGTGTATTAAATGCATTAGAAGGTATATCAGTAGCTACTACTAAAGTAGGAGAAACTGATGTACAGGATTTATTAGACCAATATTTACCAGAACATTTACATGCTACATACAACGTATCAGAAGAAGCTGGTAAGATACGTAACAATGCTGGTGCTAGAGAAAGTTTAATTAATAAACTAAAGAAAACTAGATTTCAATTTTACAATATGTATGATGAAGATATATCTTGGCAACAAATTATTGCATCTAAACAACAAATGGCTAAATCTGTATTAGGACAAGATTTAAAATCTAATGACCCATTACTTGACGAGATTATAAAAATGAATGATAGTGGTAAAGAACTTGAACGATTAAGAAATTATGGTTTAAAAACTGGTAATCAAAAAGTTAAAAATGATTTAGCAGGTGCAATGATGGATACATTTGGTAAAGGTGTAGTAGCTAGTAGGAGTTATGTAGGATAATGGCGTTTGATACATTAGGAAGACCAACAAATAAAGCAGTAGATAATGTTAATGTTTTTAAATTTAGACCAGGACAAATAGTAGAAAGTGATGTTTATTTAGACCCTGGTGATTACATTAACCCAGGACAAGATGCTAATGGTAATCCAGGTATTGCTAAACAATATACAGGAGAAACAGTAAGTAGTCCTAAACCAGAAGATAGTGGAAGGTCAATAGCAGAAGGAACTACTCTTGCACAATCTTTATATAATTTTTTACCTGATGAAGTTATAGATGAATTTGCAAAAGCATGGGTAAAATCAGGTGACCCTGACGTTGCTATAGGTACTACTAGACAAACTAAAGCTTGGAAAGATAATTTTGGTAAATTAATGCGTGATGATGGAACATTAGTTATGGATGAAATGACATTTTTAAGTACTAAAGCTTCTTATAAACAAACATTAGCAGAAGTAGGTATAAAAGATTTTACAGATTTTGAAGATGAATTTGAAGATATGGCTACAGGTTTTGATACTGAAGACCCTGTATCTGCTGAAGAGTTTCAAGCTAGAATTGATATGGTATATGGTGGTGTTAAGAATCAAATACCTGAAGTAGAAAAACTATTTAGAGAAAGATTTAATATTAACCTTGATGCACCTACTATATTTGGTGCTTTAATTAATCCTAAGATACAAGATAAGGTATTAGCTGGAGAAATAGCAACATTACAATTACAAGCTGAAGCATCATCTAGAGGGTTTACTACAACATTTGGTAGATTCCAAGAGCTAAGAAACCTTGGACTTACACAAGAACAAGCTAAGGGTGTTTACAGTACAGCTTCTAGCTTTATATCACAAGCTTCATCTGTTGGTAGAGATTTAGATATAAGTACTCTAGAAGACGCTGCATTAGGAGATACATCTGCACAACAAAGATTACAACGTATACAAGCAGAAGTTCAATCTTCAGGTGGATTAGCATTAGGTGCTGCTAAAAAAGGTGATGAAGTAATTGGACTTACAGCCGATTAGTGTATAATGAGTTTAAGCGTTGCGTGGTCCGCTAATAGACCTGCACTCAGCTTTCGAAGCCTACGTTGAAAGCTCGTATTAAAACCGTAGAGTAATGGACTTATAGCTTGTAGCTACCAGAGGGATAAGTCAAGTGTTTAAGGTAGCACCACGGCAAGATGCCTATGGTCTTGTCTGATAGGTTAATACATAGTGGAGGTACAAAATGAATGAATTTGATGCACCAGATAACGGTGTAAAACAAATGAGAGAAACAATTGATAGAAAAGATGATGCTATCAAAAAACTTGAGGCAGAACTAGCTTCTTATAAAGATAAGGAAATAGATAATGTCTTTGGTAATTTAGGATTATCTACTGACAAAGGTTTCGGTAAGGCGTTAAAACAAGTGTATGATGGGCCTGTTGATACAGAATCTATCTCACAGTTTGCTAAAGACGAGTATGGTTGGGAACCAACTGGTCAAGTACAGGAAGTAACACAACCTGAACCTGCACCACAAGTTCAAGATGATGCTAGGTCTAGAGTAGCTGCACTTGATGCAAATTCTAACTCAGATGTACCAATGAATATCAATGATGAATTAGTTGCTGCTTTAAAAGGAGCTTCAGTAAAAGATTCTCTTAGAGCTAAATTAGCCATCATGGATAACGAAAAACAAAATAAGTAAAAGAATTTAATACGACAATACACGGAGGTAAATCATGGCAGGTATATCCCTGACTGGTGACACACTTTACTCCCAAAAGATTAATAACTTTGCGGGAGAGCTATTTCGTGTAGGTGGTCAAAGAACTCCTTTCTTATCTGCAACAGGTGGCTTGAACGGAGGTAAGGTTTTACAATCTACTTTCTGGCAAATCCAAGCTGCTGACGGACACACTGTAACTTCTAAACCAACTGCTGGTAAAGAAGGTGACGCACCAACTGAATATCTTGGAAGAGATAGAGTTGCGTACACAGGTGTAACACAGATATTCCATAAAGGTGTCAAGATGACTTACACAGCTATGGCAACATATCAAAATCAGAATCCATTTTCTGTTAATGCAGCTGGCGGTCCAATTAATACCGTTAACTCATCTGATGGAGATGGAACAACTACTGCAGGAACTTTATTAGCTTCCTTTGGTAGCAACCCGATAGTTGATGAATTTGCAGAGCAAATGTCTTTAGCTCTTGAAAAAGTAGCTAGAGAAGTAGAATATTTTGCTTTCAAAGGTACTTTTGCAGATGGAGCTCACGCTACACCTGGACAAGGTACTAGAGAAATGCGTGGTATTTCTGAATACACATCATTGAATGCAAATGCAAACAACTCTGTTGCTCCTGACTATATAGGTGGAAACATCTATTGGAACGGTACAACAGGTAACGGTGCTACAGGTTCAAACCAAGTTTTATCTTGGGATGCTATCGCTAACTCTCTTAAGAGATTGTATGATGCACATGCTCCAATGGTACAGCCTGTTCTTTGCGTAACTCCAAAACAACTTTTGGACCTTAACAAAGAACTATTAGCTGGTTCTGTTGGAATCACAGGTGCTATCTTACCTAGAGATAGAAACCTTGCAGGTATTGATATTGACGTAATTGTTACTCCATTCGGACAGATTGGAATGATGGTTATTGACCCTAATATCATGCCTGATAACAATGCATTTATTTTAGACTTTGCTTTTATACAGCCAGTCTTTACAAATATCCCTGGATACGGAACAGTATTCGTAAGAGATATTGACCAAAATGCAGATGCAAAGGTTGCTAAAGGTATCTATATGGAAATGGGATACGACTTCGGTCCTCCTTCATACCATTTGAAGATAGCTAAAGTAGCTTAACAAATTTGAAGATTAGGGTGGGAATCCACCTCTCACCCTTTTCTTCTGTTATAGTAAGGAAGATATGCAATTACAAAAAGAAGTTTTAATCGACATTTCAGATAACGCAACTACATCATCTGCAGCACAATGTGATGGTTTATTACTATCTGGTATTGTATTTCCAGCAGCAATGACTGGAGCTACAATAACATTTGACTTTTCATTTGATGGTACAAACTTTGTAGATGTAGTAGAAACTGATGGAACAGAAGTATCATACTCAGTTTCAGCAGGAAACGTAGTTAGAGTTGACCCTAGTGGTTGGGCTTTTGCTTCTACTGGTTTTTTAAGAGTAGTATCTGCTAGTTCTGAAGCAGCCGATAGAACAATAAATTTAATATTTAAACAAAGTTAGGAGGCCTTGTGAGTAGCACAATAGGCAACCTAGTGGATAGGGTATATAGAGAATACCTAGAACCTGTAGATAAAGTAGAATCATATTCCTATTTATCTTCTGGTATTAATGATTCTGTTGATTCAATTACATATGATGGTAATTTATTTTCGATTGAAGAAGAAGATGCATTAGATGCTGGTGCAATTGTAGAAGTAGGACAAGAACTTATGTATACAACAGCTTTAAATGCAACAACTAATACTATTACTGTTAAAAGAGGTCAAAGAGGTACTACTGCTGCTGCACATTCAGCAGGAGATTTAATTAAAATAGCACCTGCATTTCCTCGTAAAAATGTTTTTGAAGCTGTAGTTGACCAAGTTAAAAACTTATATCCTACATTATTTGCTGTAGAAACTATAGAGCTTACTTCAAGTACTGGTTATAAATTATTAGGTACACATGGGACTGATGGAGATAGTTATAATTATTTAGTAACACCATTAAAAGCTATATCACAATATACAGATTGGCAATCAGGTTCAGACCAAACAGGACTTAAATATAATGGTGTAGCTATAGAAATGATTGACCTTCCTAATCCATTTGTATATACAGATGATACACAAACTGAAAGAACTAAAACATATACAACAGGACCTGATGTTGTACACGCAGTACAATTTGTAGGTATATCAGCAGGCCATACTGTATTTGTAACTTTTAAAAAGAAATTTGTAGCACCAACATCAGAAGCTACAACATTAACAAGTGTTGGTTTAGAAACAGAATATGAACCAATAATTATGACTGGAACAGCTGCACAATTAATTGCTGGTAAAGATATATCTAAACTTAATGCTTCGTATATAACAGAACAATTAGAAGCATCTGTAAGTCCTATAGGTAGTTCTAATAGTATTGGACAAAGTTTATTAAGATATCAACAGTTGTTAATACAACAAGCTCGTAGTAATTTAAGGTCTAAATATCCTGAACCAGTACAACTTAATAGCATACTTTATCCAACCTAATGCCAAGAATACCTACTACTGAATTTATTAGTAATCCTAAAAGATATGGATATGATGTACGTGTAGATAAATTATTATTGCGTGCTGCTATAAGCACTAATAATCCTATGACTATACAATCATCTGATGTATCAGCAGGACAGCAAGTTAATGTAAAACAAAATCCTGAAGATTTTACATCTAATTTAGGACGTATATATTCAAGAAGTAATTTTTCTGCAGGACAAGGACTTGATACTGCACATAGAGCTAATGGACAACCTGATGATGTAAATAGATTCTGGGATAGTAAAGGTATTGATGTATTCCATGGAGATGATGAAGTATCTTATAATGTACATTTACTATATACAACATTGACACAAAACAAATCTTTTAGTGGTACAAATAATTACATAACACAAACTACTAATGGTGATATTTATGTAACTGATACTACAAATATACATAAATATACTGCATCATCAACTAGCTGGAGTACTATAGCTGCTGGTACAAGTGGTGCTACACATAATTTTACAGGTATTGCTGCATTTGGTAATGGATTTTATGCTACTACGGCAAATGGTACATCTGGTTCACAATTAATTAAATATGATGGTAGTTCTTATAGTACATTAACTACTGCACAATCTAGTTCTGGTGGATTAACAGGCGTATGGTATGTAAAAAATAGATTATGGATTACAGGAAATGATGGTACAGCCGAATATATTTGGGAAAAAAGTCCATTTGATGCATGGTCTGTAAGTAACTTAGCTGATGCAGATAGCATAGTAGAAGTAGAACCAACGCATAGTTTTACAGGTATTGTTGATGGTGGTGCTGCAGTATTAGCTGCAAGTACAGATGGTACTGTATATTCTTTTAAGTTAAGTTCTAATGTATTTGTTAATCAGGGACAAACAAAAATACCTTATGAAGAAGTACATTCTATAGCTGCAGCAGAAGGAATAATATTTTTAGGTACTAAAGAAGTATCTAGAAATGTAGGACGTTTATATAGATTAGAATTAGTTGCTGCAGATAATCTTTATGTATTAGCTAATAGACAATTAATAAAAGAATGGGTAACAGCTGTAGATACAACACCTAAAGCAATGTTTGTGTCAAGAGATAGTGTTTATATAGGAATAAAAGAAGCAACTAATGAAACAAATTTGTGGCGATATTACTTACCTACTGGTGGTTTGGCTAGAGATTTGCAAACAGTTGGCAATGGTTTTGTACAAGGAATAGTACAAAGTAATGGTAAATTTGTTATATGTGTAGCAGGTTCTGATGTATATATAGAAACATCTACATATGAAAGTACAGGTTACCTTATAACATCTGCAGCAGATTTTTTTACTGCTGAGTCAAAACAATTTGTTGGTGCAGAAATATCTACAAAAGAATTGCCTGATAATACATCAGTAGAATTGTTATTTAGTAATAATTTTGAAGATTTAGATACACCAGGTAGTAGTAATTATGAAAGAGCTATTAATCAAGTATCTGGTACAGGTGATAATGAAGTACAAATTAAACCTATTGCACGTTATATTATTGGAAAATTAATTTTAAATTCTGATGGAGTAGATACACCTAAAGTTAAATCTTTACAATTTAGAGCATTAGCTAGACCAGAACTTGTAGTTGCACAAATACCTATAAACATTAGTGATAGAGTAGAAAGACCTGGTAGAACACCTGTTAAAGTAAAAGAACTTGGTGATGCTTTATATAACGAACTTAGATTGTTAGAAGGTGATGCTGTTACATTAGAAATATTTGACCCTAATGAAGTAATTAAAGGTGTTGTAGAGTCTATAAGTTATCCTGTTATATCTAATTCTGAACGTGGTTCTGTTACACAAATAGCAATATTAACTGTACGTGGTACTAGACAACAAACAGTTACTGAACCTACAAGTGTTCATTTGTTTGGTGGAGAAGTATTAGGTCGAATAAGATTTGGTGCATAAATAAAACATGTTAGGATATAAATTATGTCAATATTGATAATGATGAAAGAAGGTGGTAGTCTAGGCATAGATACTATTGGTAATTTACCTATAGATGAAGATTTAGATTTTACTGACGATGTTGAATATTCTGCTATAATCGGACTAGCAAGTTTTGGATTTTCAACTCTTGGTAAAACAGTTAACACGGAGAAAATAGCTTAATGACAAATACACTAGCAAATTTTAGTAACTTTTTCGAAACAACATTAGATGGTGCTGTAGGTGCATCAGACACACAATTAGATTTATCAGCAGCTCCTACCAATGATGGTAGTTCTGCAACATCTGCACCTTTTTATTTAGTTATTAATCCTGATAGCACTACAAAAAGAGAAGTAATATTAGTTACTGCATCATCTGGTACTAATATGCAAACAGTAACTAGAGATGTAGAAGGTAGACATTCACCAAACCCTACACATGATGATGGTGCTACAGTACGTATGGCTGTAGTTGCTGAAATGTTTGAAGACTTACACGATAGAATTAATGACGTAGCTTTAACAGGAGATGTTACAGGTACACTTACAAATTCAACATCAGCTATAGCTACAACAATAGGTGCTAGTGCTGTACAAGTAGGCAACATAGATTTCTTAGTTGATGAAGATGACATGTCTACTAACTCAGCAGTTAAAGTTCCTACACAACAATCAGTCAAAGCTTATGTAGATAGCGGTGCTACTACAATGACTAACAAAATATTAAAAGATTATGCTGAAACAGATGTAGATTTAACATCAGCAACAGACCTTGCTATAGATATGTCATTAGGTAATACAGGTTCAGTTACATTAGACACCAATGTTGATGACTTACATTTTACAAATGTTCCTACATCAGGTGTGTCAACATTTACTTTGATTGTTACACAAGATGGAACAGGTTCAAGAACAATGGACATTGATGCAGTATCAGTAAATGGTGGTGGTGATGTTACCGCTAAAACTGTAGGTGGTGCGGGACTAACACTATCAACAGCAGGAGGAAGTATAGATATACTTACATTTTTATTTAAAGATGCAGGTACACCATTTCTATTTAGTCAGTTAGCGTTTGCATAATGTCACCATTAGGTGCAGCTAGAGCGTTAGTATCAGGCGGAGTCGCCAAACCTGAATTACCATCAGGTACAAACTTAACAGGTAGCAGTTTGTATGCAATTATGAACGAATATGAAAATGCTGTAGCACAATCAGTTACAACAGGTGGTAGTTTAACTGTAAATGGTACAGATGTCGGTGATTATGATTACGTTATTATTGATGATAACGCTACATTTAATGGAACTAACTCTACATTCTTTACAAATAATACAGATAAACATGCTTTGATATGGGTAAATGGAAACCTATCAATAGCAAGTAGTACATTAATACCAAGTAACAGAAAGATGAGTACCTCTATTTATGTAGGTGGTACATTTAGTTTAGATGGTGGAAATGTATCAATGAGTTTAAGAGGTGGTAATCATTACAATAACTCTGCAAATAGAAATGTAAATGCTACAACGATAAAACTTTCAAGTAACGTCACAGGTAATGCAGGTGGTGGAGGCGGTACAGGACATAACGCTTCATCAGGTCCTGCAGGTTCAGGTGCAAACGGAACTGCTTTTTCAGGAGGACCAGGAGGTGGTGGAACTGGTGGTGGAGCAGCAGGAAATGGAGAACCAAGAGGTGGTAAAGGTGGAAACGCTGTACAAACATATACATCAGCAGGTGGTGGTGCAGGTAATCCACTAGGTTCAGGTAACAACAATGGTTCTCATGGTCAAGATGGAACAGGTGGT